GGCCAACATGCGCAACATGTTGGCCTCCACCTCCGCACGGCTGGCATTATCCAGCAATCGTGCATCATTCATCAGGACACCTCCGACCGATTAGGCCTTCTTGTGCAGGTAGATGGCCTTGGTTTTGTTGTCGAAGACGTCAGCCAGGCCATAGCTGCGGTAGTTGTAGATCCAGGCATCGGCATCCTGGTTCTGGTCCGGGCTGAAGATCTTCGGGACGGCCTGCTTCGTGAACTGCAGGACAGCGCTCGGGTGTGCAACCAGGAAGTTGATGTCCTTGCCGGTGGATACCGTTTTGATGTATCCGCCGTCTTCCTGGCCTGCGGTAGTGCCGTCGTACTGCGTGATCTCGGTGTAGAACCGGGTCTGCGGTACGAGCACGGTCTTGGAGAACCGGGCAAGGACCTCACGCGACTTTGTGGTGTCCAGGTCCTGGACCAGGCCCATCAGAGTGGGCGTGATGTACAGGATCCGACCTTCCATCGGAACCTCGTTCTCGTCCATCGTGGAAGTGGCCGCACGCAATGCGGCGATCACAGCGTCGCCAGTGGAGAGCGTGGCTCCCGAAGGAGAAGTACCAGCCAGGCTGGCGTACTTCGCGAACCGGAAAGCATCCAGTTCGGGTACGACCTTCGTGCGCAGGAACTCACCGGCAAGCCGGCCAAACGCGAGGTTGATGGTCTCCTCGTTGTCCATGGCGTCGACGCTGAATTTCCGGCCACGATCGAAGTTGAACTGAACCGTCTCCCAGGAGAGGGTCATGTCGCCGGCAACATAGCCGGTGGACCGGGAATAGCTGGCGAGGCCCTGGAGTGTCATCTTGGGGATGACGATCTCATTGGTATTCGCGCCCGCGCGCGCAAGCGACGCGTCAGACTCCAGGTCGACGGACAGAGCAGAGTTCATGTACACCTCATCCAGCAGGTCGATGTACTTTTTTGCAAGTGCAATTGTGTTCGGCATGTGTGTATCCTCCTTGGATTACGATTTGATTTACGCTCTTGGTTTGAGGCCGAACGCGCGTCTGAGCGCGTTCTCATCAGCCCCCGCCGGTTGGCCACCATCCGACCCAACTCTGAAGCCCAGTGTCGAAGGTGTCGAGCCCTCAGTCTTCCACTCAGGGAATCTGGCCAGGACAGCCTCAAGGGCTGCCTTGACCGCCGCGGAGTCGACCTTGCCGTCTTCGACTTTGACCTTGGACATGTCTGCCATGCCAAGAATCGTGTCGACACGGTCTGATCGGATCTGAAGCGCCCCCGCCTGGACGGTTGCGTCAGCTTTGATCAGGACCGTATTGGCCTGGGTCAAAGCTTCTGTCGCCTTCTGGTTGGCGGCGTCGATCAGCGCTTGGGCTTCCGGCGTCACCTTGGCTTTGTTGGCGTCCTTGTACGCTTTGATGGCCTCTGCAGCCTGTTCTTCCGAGAGCCCCTGCTGCGTGAAGTAGGACTTCAACGCACCCTGTTCGGCGCGGGAAGTCCGCTCACCAGTAATGCGGTCGATCTCGGCCAGCTGAGCTGCGGTGAATGTAACTGGTGCAGGTGGCTGAGCGCTACCCGCCGGTGGAGTACCCTGCGGAGGCGTAGCAGCTGGCGCTCCGGTACCCGGATCCCCGGCACCGGCTCCGTCAGGAGCGAACATCCGCATAAAACTGGTTTTGAGCATTTTCGTATCCTCCCGCTTTACGGCCGTCGCCGAAGTCCGTACAAAGCCCGTCGGCTGTGCCCCTGTCTGGCCTCGTGCGGCGGTTCAGGGTATAAAAAAGAGCACCCTCGCGGATGCTCTTACCGTTCCGCAGGTAGCGAAACGCCTTGTCAGGTTGAGTCGTTATAGGGAGACCACGCTTTCGCGTCGCTTTGAGCGTCTGAGGTAGTCGTTGTCGGTTATGTGATCCAGCATGCGCTGCTGCCAGGACTCACATTTCACTCGGTACTTCGCCGCGTTGGTGGGATCCACCGAGCCGACCTCAAGACGTTTGTACTCCCGGATCTTGCTCTCAATATGCCGCTGCTGTTGTTCCGCCTCATATCTAGCGAGGATCTCGTCATTCTGTTCCGGTGTCGGTCGATCTTCATCTTCCTCGTCCGGATCCGGCTTGGGAAGCGGTGGAATGTGTCGGCAGTTCGGATGCCCGAGACCAGCAGCAAGCGCCGAGCTGAGCATTGGGAACTTCCCTTCTCCCTCTTCCGGCCTGCCAGCAGCCCATACATCATCAACCAGGATGCGACCCTGCCAGGGTGCGCATTTGTCACATGTCATGCCCAACCGGCGAATGATCACTGTATGTGTATCCCAGTCATCCATGACGGCACCCTGGGCCACTGCTTGTGCTCTGGCCGTAGCTGTCCGGATGGCCATCTCGCTGTACGATGCAATATTGACTCGTCGACCGTCCTTGTACTCGACACATCGGATCCCGGCCGTCAGAAATGTCTTGGATGCCATGTCGACCGCTTGCCCGATCGTGAACACACCCGAATTGTGAAACACCTGTGCGCGGAACAGAATCTGACGGTACTGATCGTCCATCATCCTGAGAGCAGCTGATTCTGCGGAGCGGTGTTCGCCCTGGACGACCTTCAAAATCGCATTGAGTTTCTCTTCGTGGATCCCGAAGAAGTTTCGATCATCCAATCCCGGCTTGGCTGTGAAGCGGCTAGTGCGTCGGAACAGTTTATCGACGACCTCGGCCTTATGTGCGAACGCTTTTGTCAGCAGCTTATCAAGATCACGTTCAACCTCAGCACTACGCCTGCGAACGATGCGACCCTGCTCGACGCGGAGCTGCCGCAGATCTTCAAGTTTTCGGTTCTGCCACTGCTCCCACTCAAAGCCCTCTTCCTTTTCCCACGCGAGGTGCCGCTGCAGTGTCCTCTTCTGGGATGCAATCAGTTCGATTTCCATCTCGTGGAGGATCGATGCGATGTCGTATGGATTGTCGTCCATCCCACACCTCCGTCGTGATCACTGTCAGACCGCGCTGCCGAAGAACACTTGCGCTCCGTTCCAATGATGCGGCATTCAGGAAGATCGTCTTTTCCATGGTCCAAGTATCCTCACGGCCTACCGCCACGATCGCGAAGAAGTCTTCACTGCGTAACTTGGAAACGGCGGCGTCAACCATTGCCAGGAATGTTTTCTCCCCCATCTGCCAAACCTTGCCGTTCAGACCGACCTTCAACTGCCTCGTCATTGGAACCTCCTCATACGCTGTCTGCTAGAATTGCCTTCGCCTGCTCCGGCGTCAACGGCAGAGCGGAACTGATAAGGCTCACTGCAGCCCCCGTTGTGAGCTCGCCCAATTTCACGGACTTTACGATCGACAACAGGCTGGCCATCTGTGCTCCATTCAGACTCGTCTTTTCAGGAAGCGCTTCCTCGACTGTGTTCTCCGAAACGTCTCCGACCGCCGGCTTCTCCGCCAGAAGCGGACCGCCAGGCGCCGGTTCCATCGTAGACATAACACCTCTCAGTTCCTTGATCCGAAGTACCTCTTGTGCTTTCCAGGCGTCGTCCTTGGTGTCACCGTAGAGTTCTTCGATTGTCTGTTCAATCGAGAGCAGATTCCACTGCGCGGCTACGCCCATGCTCTGCAGCTGGGCATCGAACCCAGGAGAGGCATATTCGCCAAAAGTCACGGTTGCTTCCACTTTCCGCGGCGATCTCCCTGCCATGTTGTCTGCAGCAGTTACAACCGCCTGGATCAGCTTCGGCCAGGCTTCAGTGAGCGCATCCACGATCTTCGCCCTGGTCCACAGCGTTGCCTTCTCCTTTTCACGCTGCGCTTCAGCGTTATCGGTTTTCTTAAGGTCGATACCAAGGGTAGAGGGGCTGATGACACCCATCAATGCCATGTCGAGAGCTTGACCATAACCGGACATGTACTGCTCAGAGCGCATGTCCGGTGAATACGTCTGCATGACGATCTTGCCGTCTTCGTTCATGAGCTCCTTGGTCAGGACATACATGTCATCGAACCCGGAGGGTCTGCGGACTCTCCCTGTGTCCGGATCCCTGGGGAACATGGACTCAGGAAGGAACTGTTTCACCCGGCCTTTGCGATAATCGTCCCACCATTCGGACACGACCTCATCCAGCGCGTCAAACGCGTCAGACTTGGTTGCTAATATGGAAGCGCCGCGATCCGGCCAGAGCGGACTATCAAAGAACTGGACCAGTACGGCCAGCATCCCGCCCTGGAATGTGATCTCAGGCTGGATGCCTGCTGTCTCCGGAACATCTGTCAGCGATGCCTCCCGATCGATTCCGCTTTGATTGATGACGTACAGCTTGCTTCGGATGTACCCCGGTCCGTAGTGTTCATCCAGTCGGTACTTCTGAGACCTTGCGGAATACAGTGAATGGAAAACAATCTCCTGCAGTCTCCCACGCTTGAAGACAGGTGTTACCCTGTCTGCGCCGTAAAACTCGATAATCGGCAGCTTTGACAGCTCAGGATCGATGCTTATCTTGTAAGCACCGTCGCCGGTGCACAGCGCCTCGGCGATGGAATCGTTGGCCAGGCGAGGCCAGCGGTTATCTTCTGCGATTTCTTCCCAAAGCTTCTCGATCTCTGCGTCCTTGATCTCGAACCCGTCGAAGTCGCCCGCCACAATGCCAGCCAGACGATCCACCATTTGTGAAGCGATGTCCACGTGAATCTTCCGTATAGGCAGCGCCGGCGTAGACGCCCAGAATCGAGAACGCCCGACTGAGTCCCCAGCTGTCTGCTGAAAGAAGCTCTCGATCTCCGACGCGTCACCCCTGTACCAGATCCGGTTCTGCAACACATGCGCATCGAACGACAGCGGCTGCTCGATCGTGATCGCGCCGCGGTCCGTCCCCGGTTCAATGGCCAGCCATGTGCGCATGGCGGTCTTGATCTTATCCATAAGCCCCATGCTCACCCTCCCAGCAACCTCTTCTTGAACGGCTGCGTGCTGTATTCGTCGCTGTCCAGGCAGTCGACCGGATAACTCCCGTCGTCCACACGGACCCATTCCTTGTCTGCGTATTTGTCGCTGTCCCAGACCGCGTTCTCATATGCCTCGAACCACGGTCCTAGGTGCGCTGCAATCTTTTTCCTGCCCTGATTGATGAGGATCCGCTCCAGGTCGATGCGATCGAGTATTCCGTCCTTCTTGTATGCCGGCACGATCCGCATGCCTCGAAGCCCTGCCCGTTCGAAAGCGGTCAGTAACGCTTGCCGGAAGAGTTTATCCGCCGACTCGGCGAATACCGTGCAGTTGGCCAGCAGCGGGTACACCTGCGTCCACGGCTTCAGGAATGTGGCGATGTCCGCAGCGTACTGCGCATGGTCCTTACCGTGCTCGATTCCCTGTTTGTGGTAATACCCGTCGATCGCAACGACCTGGTTGTAGCGCGACGTGAAGCCGTTCAATGTCGCCACTGTGGCATCCGTGCCTCCTACGTCTACTCCGACCGAGAAGTCGAAGAACTTCTGTTCCCGGATCCAGTCGCGTGAAACGGCTATGTCCTTGTACTTGTATCCGGTATAGATCCGGCCCGATGCCGCGGTACGTTCGCCCTTGATGTCCCGCTTGAACCATTGGCTGTCCCGATCGTATGTGGCCAGTAGGATCCGGAGCTGTTCGTCCGATATGCTCAAGTTGTCAGCGACAGTGAAGTGTCCGTAGTTGAGTCCGTATGCGGGATCCGCCTGTTGCTGAGCCATATGAAAGTCCAGCAGCTCGCTGTAGTACCAATGCCTGGGTGGTTTCGGGTTGAGATCGTGAAGGATCCGCCTGCACGAGCTCGCCCCTGTTCGGTCGAAACACTCCTGCAGGAAGCTCTGATGGCATTCATTCGCTTCCGAGAGGTACACCGAACCCAGTGAGAAGCCTTTGATCCGCGCGGCGTCGTTCTCTTTTGCACCACCGGCGATGATGACGATCTTCTCCCCGGCTGGTGTGTGAATATATAGCGCATCGCGGTTCTGATACTCACCTTCTCGGCACCGGCCGGCGAAGATCCACTTCAGCCCGAATCCGTTCGAGTCGATAATGTTCATTTTCGCAGCGTTGATCGACACACCGCCGGCCAGATGCAGCCGGTCCGGATGCTTCTCCAGGATAGCCGCCCAAGCAATCAGGTTGATGATATTCTTGCCGGCGCGCTTTCCACCCTCGGCAACCGAGAGCCAGGACACAAGAGCGCGCCTGATGTAATCAGTCTGGGGCCTCGTCAGAGGCGCGTATGGGATCATCCACAGCACCTCCCGCTGGCATATGGTCTTCGATCCGGCGCTCTCCTGCTGGAGAGTTGATCAGATCGGCGATTGCCTGTGACTGTTTTGCAACGTCCGTTGCCGCATCCGGATTGCCGTTCACCTTCCACTCCTCAATCTCGAGCCGCTTCGTGTCATACTCGACCTTGTGCCTGTCGAGCGGATTCATCAGGAAGTACTGCGCAAGGAAGTCCAGGGCCTTTTGCTTGTCAAGCATCTTTACGGATGCACCATCGCGGCCTTGCTTGACCTCGGCCAGGATCTGCCGATCGACATCCGCAGACTCGCGGAAACGGACCACGTTGATGTCCTTCGTCAACGTAATTTTCTCGCCGGTCTCCTCATCCTTCAGCTCGATCGGCCCGAACGGACCCATGACCGGAACTGTGTCCCGGCCCCACTCGACGAAATCACCGATGTCTGCGAACGCGATCCGCATGTACAGCTCGATCACGTCGTCCTGGTTGACCATGAGCGCTTTGAACTTCTCGGCCTTCAGCTGCTCGATGCGCGTCCGGATCTTTTCGTTCTGCAGCATCCGGTACCCGTTCGACCAGGCAGATCGGTGTGTGCTCTCAGGGTGGCTCGCTCGATATGCCGAGGAGGCGTTGAATGTTCGGATGAATGCCTGGCAAAACACCTCTTGGGCGTCGGTCAGATCGCTCTCGGGCTCGTGCTTCTCAATAGGCTTGGAGCGTTCCGGAACGTTCCGGCGTTCCAGCGTTCCAGGCTCCCACAAATCTTTGCTTTTCCAGCCCCGAATCGTACCCGCCGGGATCCCAAGTCTACGCGCAATCTCAACAGGCGGCAGATGCTCTTCCAGGAAGAGCCGCTTCGCTTCTGTCCTGACATCCACACACCCGTCACCTGCCTTCCGAAATACACGAAGGCCCCAGTCTCTTCGACCGAGGCCCCCGCCACGAGGAGATATACCATGGGGAGCCCGCCAAACCCCCAGGAGACATTTCTGTCAGCTTATATTTTACACCCCTGTCGAGTTCGTGTCAGTTCGGATTAGTTCGGATGACTTATATCGACTCTGATCCTAGAGTGGAGACGGTTTGCGAGCTTCTCGATTCCCATTCTCCGATATCTGGATATTTCCGATCTGACAATTCCCTCTGCCTCGACCTCGTCCCAGGTCTTGCGGTCTATATACAGCCAACGGATCACTTGACCGGGCTTGCCGCCGAGCGATCTAGCGCAATCCAGCAGGCGATCAATCTCTTTGATCTCTCCCCGCACACGGCGGATCTCAGTCTCGCAGGCACGAGTGTCACGCTTGATCTGCTGGATGTTGCCCAGGATGCGGCCTTCCGGGTCGGGGCTGCCAGGTATGATCTGCATATCCATCGGGTACGGCCGGAGGCACACGGAAGCCGGTACATCAGCCAGATCGTGCAACAAACATTGCAGTCTCTCCTCGAGTTCAGGCCTGAGCCATACATGATCCTTCAGAAGCTCCTGGACGCGGATGAAGTAGCTGTCGATTCTGACGATCCCTCGTGTGTCTTTCATTCTGTCACCTCGTGATCAGGCCCATGCCGCGGAGCTTCCGCAGCAGGTGGACCATGTCGCTGATCGTCGCGTCGTACTTCTTCGTCAGTTCGTCGTATGACTTGCCGTCGTTGTAGTCGCATGCAATCTGGACCATGCGCGCGTGATCCGCTTCCATCCGCTCGTATCTCATACGTTGGCCAAAGGTCATCGGAGCCTTCGGTATCGGTTTGATCGGAGTGTATGCGTGCTTCTGTTTGATTCGCTCTCCCTGCCTCAGCAGCTCACGCAGCTCTTCCAGCTGCTGCCTCTCGCGCTCGATCTGCAGCGACATCTTGTCGATCTGTACATCGGTAGCGAACGGATCCACCCGCATCCGCTTCAGGAGCTCCTTGGATCGCTCATGATCCCGCACCTGCCTGTTGTACTCGTCCAGGAGATACCTGCACGCATACTCGACCGCGCTGGCCGTTATCTGTGCTTGTTTATCCATGCTCAACCTCCATCAATTTCCATCAGCCTGCATTGGCTTATCTATGCCGCATTCTGGATCCGGTCCAGACGCGCTTTTACTGCTTCAATCAATGCGTCCTGGCGTTCGGCTTTGCCTTGCAGGACCTTCATCACGTCCTCGTCTATCGTGCCCTCAGCGACCAAATGATGTATGATCACCGGGCGCTGCTGACCCTGTCGGTACAGCCGGCCGTTCGCCTGCTGGTACAGTTCAAGTGACCACGGTAGTCCGAACCAGCAGATCACGGACCCGCCTGCCTGCAGGTTAAGCCCGTGACCCGCACTGGCCGGATGCGCCAACAGGATCGGGGCCTCGCCCCTATTCCACGCGGCGATATCATCAACCGACGTCAGTTCCCTGGCGTCGGGAAAGCGGGATTTGATCCGGTCAACATCGTGCCGGAACGCATAGAACACCAGCACTGGCTGCCCGTTGGATGCTTCGATCACATCCTCGAGACTGTCCAGCTTTGCCTGGTGAAGCTCGTGTACCTGACGGACCTGGTCATATACGGCACCACTCGCCAGCTGCAGGAGTTTTGTCGTGACTGCAGCAGCTGAGCCCGCGGTGATCACCGTATCGGCAAGCTCCAGCAGCATGTCGCGCTCCATCTCTAGATACCTGACCATGTCCAGCTCGTTGAGATGTACATTCACGGTCCGATCGATCCGTTCGGGCAGTGTGAGATAGTCCGCGGCGGTCATGGATACGCAGATATCCGAGATAGCCGCATGAATCTGGGCATCGGCTTCCTTCTGAAGCTTCCACTCATACACGATGTGTCCAGACCTCTTGCCTGGGACAAAGTACCGGGCTCGGTATGCAGTGATCGTTGACCCCAGCCGCTCACCGCGGTCCAGCAGGTACACCTGCGGCCACAGATCGATCAAGCCGTTCGGTGCCGGCGTTCCGGTCAGTCCTACAACCCGGTCGGCCAAGACGCGTGACTTCCGCAGCGCGCGGAACCGTCGTGCGGTGGCTGACTTGAAGCTCGACAGCTCATCGATCACGATCATGTCGAACGGCCAGTCCTTGCCGAAGTAGTCACACAGCCAGGGAACGTTCTCGCGATTGATCACATAGATGTCCGCCGGGGCGTTCAGTGCTTTGATCCTGGCGTTCCTTGATCCCAGAACCCGGGAGATCCGGAGGTGTTGGAGGTGATCCCATTTCCGTGCCTCGGTCAGCCAGGTATCCTCAGCAACGCGCAACGGCGCAATTACCAGGACGCGCGTGATCTCGAACCGGTCATACATCAGCTCGTCGATCGCAGTCAGCGTGACAACTGTCTTCCCAAGCCCCATGTCCAGGAATAGTGCGCACTCAGGTTTGTCCAGGATCCACTGCTTCGCTGCTTCCTGATATGGCCACGGGTTATACTTCATGCTGCACCTCCCGGATGAATGTCTCTATGTCCTCGGGGTTGTCCACGACGTGAACCGTGAATCCAAGCTCCCGTAACTGCCGATGCCGATACCTCTGCATGGGGGTCGGGGTCTTCCCCGGCGCCTTGAGCTCCGCGAATGCTACGCGGCCGCCCGGCAGAAACACAATCCTGTCCGGCACCCCTGCCATCCCCGGAGAAACGAACTTGGCCGCCAACCATCCCCGCTCATGGCATGCCGTCACAAATTTCTGCTCGACCGTCCGCTCTCTCATATCTATTTCGCCCCGATGTACGCATGTCCGCACGCGCGTATATATACGTAAATCACGTGTTTTATCGCGTATTCGTATGCTTTTCCTTTACTTATTGCTTTAACTACAAAATGAGTACATGGATACACAATCATTCGCAAACGCCCTCTATCTGCGCTTTTCAGCCGTGTACCCATTGGGTACACAATGGGTACACAGGTACACACCACCTGTGTGTACCCATTTCATGGGTCAATCCTTCGGTACACACCATGGGTCAACCCTCTGATAGCATCTCTGCACTCCGTAATCATGCCCTGCTCTCTTTCTGCCCTCATATTCCCAGCCTGGCATTCTGCGCATGATCTCGTTGATTTCCCGGTGATTCCACGATCCCCGGTTCTTCTCATCGCCACCAAAACACTCATCCAGGATCTCAGCCGCGCAAACACGCACTCGAGGTTTTCCGCCTGTTGTAGGATTGCCTTCGAAGTCATAACCGCGAAGCCAGCGTCGGCGCTCCTGAAGATCCATGAGCTCCCAATGATCGGGTAGCGGTTTCTCCAGATAGGCCTGGACGATGCCGAATTTGCCGCTGTCCTCCGTGGCTTCTTCCTGGCGTCTCACTGCCTCTTTGGCCAACTCAGGATCGTCAAGGTACAGCAGTTCATGCTCGCGCCAGCGCGTCACTGCTTCGGCCCATACCTGATCAATGTGGTATTGGTCAAAATCTGAACTCCACGGCCGGCCGGGACCGATACCAACCTGTACCGGCCAGTATCTTCGGTTCCCAGTGCGGTCACGGAGGAAGTCGGTATCGTTGGTCGTACCGATGAACACGCACTGCCTCGGGAAGTCTGCTGTACGCTTCCCATATGGGACTCGGAACGAATCTACCTGTTTCGAGAGAAAAAGCTTGATCGCTTCGATGTCTGCTTTCTTGGTAGCGGACAGCTCTGAGAGCTCGAGGATCCAGTAGCCCTGAAGCGTCTCGTAGGCTTCCTTGCCCTCAACGGTTGTGAGGCTGTCAGAGAACCAGGCGCCGGCCAGTTTCCGCAGGATCATCGATTTGCCGATACCCTGAGCGCCGTGGAGCGTCAACATGTAGTCAAATTTGATTCCGGGCTCGTATACCCTGGCCACGGCTGCGACCAGCGCCTTGCGCGTCACGGCGCGTGTGTAGGCGCTGTCGTCCGCACCGAGGAAGTCGACAAGCAGAAGATCCAGGCGCGGTAGACCATCCCACGAAAGCCCGCCCAGGTAGTCGCGGACCGGGTGGAACGTGTTCTGCTGCATGACATGGTTCACCGCGTCGAGGAGCTTTCCCGGCGATGAGTACTTCCACCGCTTCTCCATGTAGAACCGGAGCGAGCTGTCGTCGGTATCCGACCATGTCCGGCCTTCGCTCAGCTTTCGCCAGGGCAGATCATTCGTGATCTCCATTTTGTGGTTGAACTCGTTCAAGCGGATCCGCCCGGCAAGACGTGTGTCGTTTCTCAGGATCAGGACGGCGTTCTCGATCGTCGGCTCCAGCTCGTTTTTCTTTCTTCCGGTGTACGTGAGTTCCGTCTTCCAGCTGTCTGTCTTTTCATCTTTGACCTCTTCCACAGGTGCGTCACCGAACTCGAGCGCGGCGTCTGCCTGGCGTTCGTCAGCCAGCTCGATGCGTACTCGGCTATCAGCGCCGGCGAACTCCTGCATGGCCTTGAAAGAAGGCCGCTTGTTCGTTGGTATTGATGGATCCGTCTCATCGTCCAGCGCGCCGTACAGGTGGATGCGGACCAGGTCGAAGGCATTGCACAGCTGACCGCTGATCGGGTCGGTACCGTGGTGCGAGTACGCAAATTTGTCCTCGTACTCCACCAGCCCACCCGCGGTGGATCCGTTCTTGTATGTCCATCTCCCCGTGCCGCAAGGATCGTAGACGTCGGAGAGGAAGGTCTCGATCGATTCTGAGATGGTATATGTCCGGCAGAACGCGCCGATCATGCCGGGCTTGGTGAGCGGGTCTCCTTGTTTGTCGGCGAGCTTCTTCCGCTCCTTCTGTGCGCGTTCAGAGACCGGCCAGAACGTGGGGTCACGCCAGTCATCGTACTGCGCCAGTACCTCGTCCGCGTTCAGCCAGGGTCCATCCTGGACATGGAATACATACTCACCGTCACGGCTGGTCGATGGCCAAAACATGAGCCGTTCAGGCTCGTACGTCGTGTCGTCGAAGTAATCGATGCCGATGTCCGCGGCGATCCGCCTGGAGATCGCGGAGTGCTCGTCTTCTTTCACCGGTCTGGACAACGGTATGACCAGCCGGAGCCGTGGCGAGTCTGGACGGTGTTTGTGCGTCGAGTACACGCACGCAGCACAGCCGAACGATATCGTGAAGATGTCCCAGAGCTCCGGAGGTGCAAAGTCGGCGTCGAGAGTTATCAACGAGCGGAATGCGACCGCTCCGCCCTTCCTTCGCCCACCCTTGAGCCCGCCGCCTACAAACCCTCCGACGTCTTTTACCTTGTCCTGCTGGGTGCGGGTCATGGCTCGGTATTCCTCGATCGTCTCGGGCGTGCGCGTGGTCTGCGAGAGCCGCTGGGTCAGTTGTGACCAGGTGATCTCTCGGTTCTTCCATTTGGTCTCGTACCTGCTGCCGCCCTCAGCGATCGTGATCGGCCCGTCGTACTGGAGGCCACTTGATGTGCCTTGTCTGTCTTGCATCATCCCTGTTCCTCCGCTTCGATTTCGATGTGGTAATCACTCAAGTTCAAACCAAGATTGATATCTCCGGACCAGAAGTCCGCGACAAAGAACCGGCCGACGCCCCAGGGCTTCCCAAATGCCGGGTGTTCTGCTGAAAACTCCTTGAAGTGTCCACGAACACGATGAGCTGCGACGTGCCGCTGCGGATCCGTATCCGATCGACGTTTTATCTTTCTCGCCTTAAGAGGCTTGATATGCAGGATTTGGTATTTTAAGAACGGTCGAAATCCCTGGCGTTCTCGCTGACGACGCCGTTGCCTCATGATATGTTTGTTTGGATCGTAGTCTTCGTAAGTAATATTCTTGCAGCTGAGCAGTTGAAGGGTAAATGCCAAAAAGTTGACATAATCACCCTCGAACCCTACATAAACACCCCCCGTATTTGAGGGCACATACTCAATGATTCCGTTCTTCGGCTGAAAGTACCATTTCTCCCAATCGCCTCCCCAAGCATCCTTCTCAATATAGCAGCGGACTCCTCCCCCATATTTGGACTCGATCTTCCAAACACCAAATCGGCAAACACCGCGGACGTCCTCGATGATTTCACTGCCCTCGTCAAACTGGTACTTCCCCATTCCCCCTATAAATACCATGGAGAAATCCTCAAATGGGATAACGAAATGATCCTCTGGCATTACGGGAAAAGTACGTTTGGATTGGCTTTTCCACAGTTCATATGCTTCCTGGATATTGATAATCGGTCCCATATCCCTCAGTCCTTTCTGTAGTAATCGCAGATATATCCATCGGCATTGAGTGGCAGGTCCTGCGCCCAGGGCGGCGGGATCCGCATGATGTCGAGGATCTCATCGAGCATCGGATCCTCCTCGTGGAGCTCGATCACGACCTCGTCATGGATGTGCATGACAATCCGACATCCCGACGCTTCGAGGTTGAGCATGGCCAAGGCCAAACAGTCACGAGCGATCGCCTGAACGATGTTCTCTACGAGCTTCCCGCCGTACGTGTCGATCCGGCCCCAGGTGCGCTTGGTCGAGTCTGTGCCGTGGTATGAGATCTTTCCTTCTGCCCCTGTTGTGGCGTGCTGGTAGACCAGATCCCGCCCGGACGGCAGCGTGATATGAAGCGCGCCGGCGGCATCCATAAAGAATTCAATCCCCTGCCGTATCCGGACAGGCTTTGCCTCGATCGCCTGGCGTGCTGCGTCCTGCACCGTCTGCCAAAGCCGGGTGATCTTCGGGTTTGCGCGACGCCAGGCACGAACAAGACCCGGCAGATCCTCTTCCGCGATCCCCATCGAGAGCGCACCCATCTGGATCAGCGCACCGGGTCCTCCTTGGTATCCGAGCGCCAGTTCGGCTACCTTTCCCTTCTGCCTGAGCGGGTTTCCCTTACCGATCGACTCGATCGGTACACCGAACATGGCGGCAGCTGACGCCTCGTAGATCTTTCCGTGCGTACGAAACACGTCCATACGCCATTGCTCACCTGCCAACCAGGCAATCACTCGCGCCTCGATGGCTGAGAAGTCAGCGACGGCAAACGTGTATCCCGGACGCGGGATCAGAGCGGTACGGATCAACTGGGACAGGATGAAAGGCGGCGGGCCGAAAAGCAGCTCCAGAAGATCGGCGTCAGGCACCAGTTCCCGCGCCAGATCGAGATCCGGCACCACGTTCTTCGGCAGGTTCTGGACCTGCACAAGCCTGCCGGCCCACCGGCCGGTGGCCGCACCGTAGAACTGGAACAGACCACGCAATCGACCGTCCTCGCCTGCGCTACGGAGCATGGCTTCATACTTCATGGTGGATGTCTTGGACAGCTCCTGGCGGATCTCCAGCACGCGCTGAGTGTTGCCGTTTGAAGATGCCTTGATAAGCTCAGGCACGTTCTGCTTGTTAAGTGACTCGACCGTTATACCCTCTTCTTTTTCCAGCCAGGCTTTGAGCTGGGATACTGATTTGGGATTGTTGAGCCCGGTGAGCTCCAGTGCTTCCTGCTCGAGTCTTGCCCGGTATGCCTGGTCACAACTCGCAGCCACCTGAACGAACGGAATATCGACAAGAACACCCCGGTCATTGATGCGCTGGTCCAGGCACCAAAGAAGCCGTTCCGAATTGGTTGAATTGTTGGCCATGAGAAGATGGCACTTGCGTTCGGTCTCAACGTCCTGAGTGCAGTACTGCTTGAACAGTTCCCACTTCCCGGGTTCATGATGCGGCAGGGTACGCGTACGCTGCCCGTTCCGCGCGGTTGGAGTGCAGGGCAGGCAGAATGTGCGTATGAGCGCCCGACCAGACGATAGCTTTTGATCTTCATCGCGCAAACCCAGAGCCTTGCCCAGCTGGTCAAGAGACGCAGGCAAGCCGTTCTGCGAGCCCTGGACCATCGTGCAATGCCACTGTTCCGGTGGCATAGGCCGTCCAAGCGCTGCAGCCAGACAGGTGCGTTCGAAGTTCGCATTATGTGCGATTTTGAGTACCGCCGGATCAGTCAAGCTTGCGACCACCTGCTCCCAAAGCAGGCGGTCGGTGTCAGCGTCTGTGCCGGGGGATCCGAAATAGTCCTCGAGGCTTGTGTCGTGGTTGAGCCTGTAAACATCGATCACCCGAACCGGCTCATTGTCGAAAGCGAATGCAGCGAGAAGGATCTCGAACGATGGATCCGCAGCGTAAGCGTACACGCCGCAATCCGATATAGGGGTCTCCGAGTATGTTTCAAGGTCAATGTACAGGACATTCATATCGACAGCTCCTCGCAGTGTAATGAGTCAATGGTGGGTGGCCGTTTACGTCGGGCCACCCAGCGACGGGGGGATCAGAACTCGTATTCGTCGTTGTCGGTTTCACCGTCTCCGAAGTCGTCCTGCGCGCTCGCACGAGTGGACAGGGCTTCGCCATCGGCCAGCTTCTGGATGTTGTTCAGAGCGCACCCGATGCCGTTGTTACCGGCAGCCGAGAACGGGAAGAAAGTCACGGAAGCGCGGCCATAGCAGCCGGAATACAGCTCTTCCGGGTCGATGATGGGATTGAGGTTGGCATCCACGACGCCGGGCTTTTGCTTGCTCTTGGCGTTGAGGTAGTAGTGGCCAACGAAGGCCTCGTCTTCCGGGTGTTCCTCATCGCCATCCCGGACAGGATTCCACATTTTGGCGGGCACTTTACCGCCCCACTTCTTCTTCATGCCGTCCTGCTTGGCGGCTTCGAGCGCGGCCTTGATCCTGCCAAGCGTATCCTTATCGGTTTTGGGGATCAGGATGCAGACACTGTACTGCTGCTTGTCCGGATCCGAGTCGAACGCGTAAGGCTCGAACACGTGGACGTATGAAAGGCGGGCTTTTCCTGTGACGACTTTGGTAGCGGGGATTTTCTTGTCAGACATATTGGATCTCCTTCCTGCTTCTGCAATAGCTTGTTCGGTCTTTGCTTCTCTTCCGAGACTCAAGAGGATGTTCCTTCCTGCGCAAAATCGGCTTGCGCTGCCGTTGTGGAGTTGATGGCGGAACGCCTATCAGAATCAGGGACCAGGACGGGCTTCGGAGTGGATTTGACGATCAGGCCTTCAGGCAGCTTCCCGAAGAGCTTCTTGCCGACCAGTTTCTCCATTGCCGATAGTGTGAGGAGCCGACGCTCATACATGAGCGCCTCATCGACGCCAAGCTGTTTCAGAGCAGACACCACAGAGTCCTCATCGGAGTACTGACGCACGCTGCGGCCTTCGACAAGCTTGAAGCCAGGCCATGCCTTGTCATGGTTGACTGCCTGGTCGAGAGCGTAATCCTTGACGTCGTTTGCCCAGGACACCAGCGCGTCGATCCTTGCCAGGACATTGGCGATCTCGTCATCAGACAAAAGTGGCGGGGTTTGAAATTCATACTGGGCCAGCTCGAGATTCTGATCCGCGCGAGCGCGGCAGGTGTGCCTCGCGGCGCAGAACTTACACTGTTTCTCACCGGGATTGAACTCGCCCTTTCCGGCATCGGCTAAGAGCGCGATCGGCGTGATCGACTCGCCCCAGGCGATCAGCTCATCGACTTTGAGTGTCTCGGTCGTGATGCTGTCCAGGCGCGGCTGGATGATCGTCATGCGGATTTCTTTGATGTCGTATAGGAATGCGTAGTTCTCGATGGCACCAAGACCGTACAACCGGGTCTGTGGATTCTCAATCGCGGAGACCGGTACTCCCTGGCCGTACTTGAGGTCGATAACCTCGCACACACCATCGGCGATGATTACCACATCTCCGGTCCCGAAACCGCCCGGTACCCATCGGGAGAAGTCCAGCCGCTCCTCAAGCAGCATCACTGCATCCTCGGTGGTTTTCTGCGCGCTGTGGTATTTCTCAATGACCTGGTCAACATACTCGCCGACCGTCTGGATCATCTCAGGGCTGTAAATCAATTTGAGAATCTTCTCATCCGTATTCTTAGATCCATTGCGAAGCATCGCCTCGGCCAGACTGTGAGCCTGTGTTCCCTCTTCCGCATACGAGGATGTAGTTTCGGGAAACTCAGCTTCCAGTGCTGCTGACGGTGGGCAGGCCAGCCAGCGGTATGCTCCACTGGCTGACAGCCTGGCATGTGCCCGGGCGGTCATCAGAGCGCCTCCAAGGCGGTATAGAACTCGCTGTAACGTTCCGCGGGGAGCTTGGTCAGGCTCTCAACACCGAACTGCTCGAGCAGCGCTTTCACTCCGGCTGTCTTCCCCTGTTTGGCTTTGGCGTTTGCGCGGGCTCGTAGTTCGGGGAGCGTAAGCGGCATCTGCGGTTCCGCGGCAGGCTCAGGGCCTTTGACCGGTTCGGGTTGAGGCTTTGCCTCGGCAGGCATCACGATCTCAGCCTTGGTATTCTCCGCCGCCTTGAACGGCACGGAAATGGCGGACAGGATCGCAGCCAGTTCGGCTGGGTTTGTGGATGTGACTTTTAGTTCGTAGTTGGTCATGGGATATCTCCTTTCAATTTGTGGTGTCTACTTCCCGAGGATCTGATCGCGCCAGTGATTGATATCTGCCTGGTCGATCCGGCCGTTGCCATTGGCATCCCCGCGGGTGATTGCATCTGGCGATAGATCATAGGTACCTATGAGATGCCGCTTCATCTGGGTCAGGTCGACCGCATTGACGCGACCGTCCCGGTTCGTGTCCCCTGTCACCGATGGCCGGCTCAAAAACGAATACACGGCAGCAGCTATGAGGAAGAGAGCGATCACACACAGGGCAACTAGCAGACGGTCAGTACGGCGTTTCGGGTTGTACTCTTTCGGCGCGGATCTATCGAGCATCCAGCTGGTGTCAATCACGGGTGATCCTCCTCTCATGCGAGCTCGTCATGGTCATAGACGATCGTGGAGCCCAGTTCTCCCGGCGCCGTGGCTGGGATTTCTGTTCGAAAAGCATCCATCATTGCATCGGCCACGCTGTAACGGTCCGCGGGATAGGCTAGAGTCTTTTCTGCGCCTTTCTCCGGCGGCGGGAAGACTTTGATCATGTGGTAAATGCGGCTCACTTATGCTCGCCTCCTTTTCGGTGCCAGGTTCGGGCTCAGAGCCCGAAGTAGCTTGTTGCGGGTCCGGCTGTCTGCCTGTTCCAGGTAGCGCTGGTTGATCCGGACTTCCACCTTTGGCGCTTTGTATGTCAGGCGAAAAACCTGGCAAGGGCGTGTACATGTGTAACAAGTGCATTCAGCCGGTGGTGTTGGATGACACTACGGACACGTTGCCACCGTGCCCGAGCTGTCACGGAACGAAGTTCACGAAGGTCTGATTTCCCAGGTTCTGATCTTGAAAGGGCGCCCGAACCATTGGCGCCAAACGGTCACTTTCCGGTGGCCGTTTTCGCTGTACTCACTGACGTACATCAGCGGAAGCAGCTGCTTAATCCAGAACTGCAATTTCTTCACGACTTCTCACCTCCTCTCTTGTGTCCGGTTTTCGGTACAGGCGGTTGTGGTAGGCTCTGGGGTTAGGCGGAAATAGAGTTTTTCTCTACTCGCTTCCCAAAAAAAATGAAGTCGATCGGGATGTCGTATGCCTCTGAAATGAGGCTCTGTTTATTTGGACTCACCATTCCGGGGTCTTTCTCCCACTTTATCAGTGTGTCTTTGCCGATTTTGAGCCGTTTTGCGGCCTCTTGAATAGTAAGGCCAGCATTCACCCTCGCGGCTCGAAGAGTGATTTGGAACTTGGACTGCATTCTTATCACCTCGCTTTTCTCAAGAGTAATGGAGTTATTCTCCAGTGTCAAGTCTGTTCTGGATATTTTCTCTACTATTTTCGAAATTTTGTTGAAATCGGTAGATATTTGTTCTACACTCTTGCTGCGGAGGTGCGACATATGAAACCTGACTTAGGTGCAACTATTGGGAAAAACATTGCTCGCTTACTAGACCAGCACAAGATGCAACAGAAAGATCTCGCTCTTATCTTATCGGTTGACGAATCAAGCGTAGGCAAATGGATCTTAGGGCGAAACATGCCAAGGATGGGTCGGAGTCAAGAGATTGCTGATTATTTTGGCATTAATAAATCAGAAATCCTCGGGGATAGCGCCGCACAGAAAGACATTTCAACACGAATCCCCATCCTCGGCACGATCGCCGCAGGGGAACCGATCTTCGCGGAGCAGAATATCGAAGCCTACCTTTCCACTCCGATCGAATGGTCTGTAGACTACGCACTGCGTGTGCGCGGCGAGTCGATGATCAATGCCGGCATCCCGGATGGCGCGCTGGTGCTCTGCAGGCGGCAGGCTGACGTCGATGATGGCGAGATCGCTGTGTGCATCGTCGACGGCGAGAACGCCACCCTAAAGCGCGTGAAGCGGTATGCGGATATCTTGGTCCTTCATCCTGAGAATCCGGCGTTTGAGGATCAAGTGTTCAAAGGCCGAGAGAAAAGCATTGTCAAAATCATCGGTCTGGCCAAGAAGGTTATCAGGGAGATTTGACAGAATTATTTCCTTTTTGCATTATGTGAACATACGCCTAAATATTGTGTGTATTTTCGGCAGAGGAGATATTGCCACATGGGTAGACAAATGGGGCATGAGGAACTATGTAATCATTTTAGTTAGTGTGAAAGCACGCGAAAACATGAAGTAACAAAACGCCTTGTACACAGTCTATATATGTATATTAAGGGAATTCAAGAGAACATAAAAAAGTTGCCGAGTACGGAGGTCGAGCGGAGGTCGAGATAAGTCACCAAATCTTGTTGGAGGGTATCAGAATGAACAAGGTAGAGAAATTAAACTTGTTGAGAGAATCGGATCCAACTCATCTGTACAGAGTTGAATCTGACGATGAGTATCTACCAAATCTCTCGAAAGAACACATGCTAAATGAGGTGAGGAAATACACCATCACACAGGTACTACCGATCCAAGTTCAAGACGTACCTTGGAAATGGGTGTCCGAAAGCGCTACTGCTCACGTGATAGATCAGAACACTGATGAGCATCTATGCGAGTTTAAGTATCTGAGAAATCTACATAAGCAATTCTCTATGTAGATATAAATAGCCCCTCGTCGGAGTACTTCGACGAGGGGCTCTACTTATCTATTTAGCAAACCAAGATACCACTAAATCTGCGACGTCAGGCGGAGGATGCGACCATGGTATGCCTAGATGATCTGATGAAACCTAATCAATCTTTGATGCTTCTTGAAGTAACTTTAACTCTCTATCAACGAAATCATTTATATTAATCGGGGGTAAAGTAATTGGATTCATATCTGGTTGAGTTGATAGGAGTGATAACTGACTTCTTAAGTAAGGGAACATAATTGACAGTGTGTTTTTGTGAGCAATTTCATCATTCATCTCATTCTTATCATCACTGAACGAAAATACGCCAATCATACACAAGGATGCAAATAGAGCTTTCTCAGAATGATTTATTTCCGCGCGCAATTCAACTCGATACTCATTATCCGCACGTGAAACACTGCTTTTCAGAGAAAGGGACAAATTCCCACTTGCGATATCTCTTTCTCTGGTAAATCGCATTTCAGAAAAGTACATTTTATTTAATACTAAATTGCTTTTGACAGGTGTATCAACATGATTCATTTTCTGACCTCATATTTCAAGCTGCATACGGTATGTTAACATCGGCCTCAAAAACCTGTGGGAGAATCTGCTCAACAAAAAGCAAATCTACATTGAAGCTCATAGCTGGCATACTCAGCAAGAGTGAAGGTTCAATTAAGTCAAGCTGGCACTTAGAATCGTCGCTGGATGTGAAACATGTCTCAATCCATTCGTCGAAATCAAAGGCTTCATACTCTCCAAGTTCATTCTTGAGCATAATTGATGAATCGGGATGTCCGTCACTGACTTCAAACCCGTACTCTTGGCACTGTTGCAGTATTAATTCGTATAGTTTCATATTCATCATCCCCTTAGCAAGCGCGCGTGGACATATAGGATATCACGTTCGTTGTAACATTGCTAGTTACACACAATTGTTTCCGGCCCGGCAGCATGTCTAGAGAATCAAGAACCTTCTCCTCTCTACTTAGGTTCCCTTCGATCTTAAATATTGCTATTATCAATTTAATATCAAATCTAATTTTATATATATTAAATAATTTGCATCTAAATTTATTCTTATCGCCCCGTATTCTTGTTCCATGTACCGCAAGTTCATGTCTGTACTCATCAGTAAAAGCACAAAATTTTTCAAAATCAGAACGGAGCGTCATATTCAGCGTCTCGTGTGGCTCTGCAGATAGTTTTACCTTAATTATAGCAGCATTGCCTCCCATGTTATCAGCCTGATTTTTAGCCCACCACTCTGCTAAACTAGGGTCTTCAAAAAAGTAAACCCCCTCGCCAAGCCAGTGCTTGTCATTCGCGTTCGAGCGAAATCCTTCGCGTTCAATGTTACTTGCTGATTCTTGTGTTGTACCATGATACGCGAACACAACAGGCATGTATGCTATCTCCTCGAAGTCGAAGTAATTGTAACATACACATGTAATCCTGATTTGTAAAGATAGTGTGAGAAAGTTTATAGTTGCGCGCTAGCCCCCTCCCCACGAGGCAGTAAGGTTGAAAAACACAAAAATCCCCCCGCTAGATCACTCCGGCGAGGGGCTTCGTTTAGAATTTCGTTTTGTCTCAAATCGAGCTCCGGCTTTCCCGAAGCTTAGCCACTAGTTCATGTACGGTGGAGGCGCCGCCAGAAATCACAATGCCTGTAATGATCCAACCTGCCAGCTCGGAGTGTACCGAGAACCCGATCGCTGCCAGGATGTCTGTCCTGGTGACAACCGCGACCGCAACACCGACGATCAGCGCCAGCAGCTGCGGCAGCGGGACGGGCCCGATCTTCTCGAGCGGGATCAGTTGTTTGAGAATGTCCGTGACGGTTTGAGCCAGAACGGCCAATGCTAGGACCGCAATGAGTAAGGATACGATAATCATATAGATCTCCTTTCTGCTTTCTTCAGCGGGTGAGTATGGGATCTTTGATGGTCGGGTCACTGATGATCCTGGAGAGCTCGGTCTTCACGCTGGGGACGGCTTCCACCTTTGCCAGACGCAATTTCAATGCCGTGTTTTCTGCTTCAACTGTCGCGAGACGCTCATCCAAAGATTGCGGGGATCCGGCCGCGGCCTCTTTTTCGGAGGCTATCGCCAGCCATTCATCAAAGTGCTCCTCGACCGCCCGATCGATCCCGGGCCTCTGGAACACTTCAACTCGATAGTGGTCATAGGTGTATGTGGCTTCTCCGTTTTTGTCCCCCAGCACGATGTTCGTAGCGAGATACACTGCAAGTTTACCGTTCGGGAGTTTTTCGATTTGAGTCCGTTTTGGAGGCAGGTTTGATTCTACTCGAGCCATGAGATATCACCTCCTTTGCTTTTTCCAAGCTGACGTAGGGGTCGATGTATTGAAGTCGAAAGTGGAAACTGTCACAGTGCTTGAGAACACCCCAGTAGCTGACCAGGGCCGCGGCGTCTTTCGCGCCCAAAGGTTTTTTAGCTGCGCGTCGAAACCTTCGCCGAATACGAAGCGCTACGCGCTTTCTCATAATCATCCGGTGTCGGTTCATTCGAAAACCCAGGAAATCAACGTCTCGCGCTGCGATCGGGGACACCTGCCAATTCTCTTTTATCTGCAACCCTCTATGCGACAGCAGCGCTTCGAGTAGTTTATGCGTATGATGTAGCTTCTTTTTGTTAGGCCCAAACAAAACCATGTCATCCACATATCGCGCGTAGTGCTTCACACCGAGCTGTTCTTTAATGAAGTGGTCGACGTCCTGAAGATAAAAGTCCGACAGGTAGACCGAAGTGACGTACCCGATCGGTAGCCCTCGCGCCTTTCCGATAATTGTGTCAAACAGCCAGAGAGCGTCCTGGTCTTTGATCACTTTTCGAAGTCTTTGTCTCAATCGATCGCAGTCGATACTTCCATAAAATTTACTTATATCCAGTTTCAAAAAATACTTTGTGTTCTTTTGATCCTTTCGAAGCCACCTCATTACACTTCGAGACAGCCTATGAGCACCCCGCCCGGGCAAACCTCCCGCAGAGTGCTCATAAGATCCGCGCAATAGAATATCTCGTGTCTGCCGCAGGAGGGCCCAATGTATTATCTGATCAGGGTAAAACTTCGGGCAGCTAATCGCGCGCACTTTGCCCGAGCATGGGTCACGAATTTCTCTGACAGCGCACGGCGTTGGGGAATAGGTTCTTGTAATAAGTAGATTTCTGATTTGCGCGGCGTGATTATTCTGGTCCTCGAGTACGCGGCGCACTGCGTACGTATTTCGCTTGCCTTTAGAGGCCTCCTTGATTGCGGCAAAAATGTTGTTGATGTCGCAAATTTTCTCATACAGAAAGCCTATACGCTTCATCAGCACCGTCCTTATCTGCCTCAAGGCGTTTCGACTCCGCTACTAAGCCCTGCCGGATCGGCTTTATTTTGACCAAGCGGTCGGGAAGACACCGCGCCAAATTGCAATTGGACACACAGATAATTAGGCGCGCCCCGTAGTTCCAGTTCGCATTCGCGGACGTGTTATTCACGTTCCAGTACCAAGGGCCGACATTCGACCCG